TTATGATATTCCAGGAGGCAACAATATGTTATACTGGGATGCATGTTGTAAGTCAACTTCAGCAAATGCATGTCCTGTAGCTAATAATGGCTCTATTATAATTGATGAAGATACTTCTGTAGGTGGTACAGTAGTAGCAAATGATGATGGTTTTGGTGGATATGGTTTAACATATACACTAGTTACTCCAATACCGGCTGGTCAAGGTTCAGTAACTCTTGATGCTGCAACAGGTAATTGGGTTTATACACCTACTCTTAATTATTTTGGTGTTACCTCTTTTCAATGGAAAGTAAATGATGGTTATTGTGATAGTAATATTGCTACACAAACTATAACCCTAAGAGCAATAGCAGATCCAGTTATCTGGACATCTACTGATCCGGTTACAGCTAATACATATCCTAATTTAACAGGTGGTGATACTTGGACTTATACATGGACAGTAGCAGATCAAGATACACCATGTAATCAATTAAGTTTTACTACACCAAGTTTGCCGTCATGGTTAACTTTTACTAATAATGGAAATTGTACAGGAACTTTAAGTGGGACTGTGCCAAGTGCGGGAGGTAGCTTCCCAGTTGTATTAAATGTAACTGACAATGATGGTAGTTCTGACACACAAACTTTTACAATTGGTGGATTAGGTGTTACAGTAAATACATATTTCCAATACTGGAGTGATACTTCAGGATCTATGGTTAGTACAATTAGAAGAACTGCTAAAATGGCAAGTGTTCCAGAAGTAATTACTAGAATAACTGATAGTAATACTGGAAGCGGAACAACTACTATAAGGTTTGGAAATACTGTACAAGCAAATTTAATTAGTGGTAGAGTTAATGCAGCAAATGGTCAAACAGCAAAATCATTTTATTGTGTTGCTGTAGGTATGACTGTTGTAGGTGTTGGAGCTGCAGCTGCTAGAGTTCCAGCAGGAACAACTGTAGTATCTTATACAGATGGGGGAATACCTAATCAAGCTACGGCAATATTAAGTAATCCGCATACTCTTAATCAAAATGATATTGTAAAATTTGATATAACAGATGCTATGATGGCTGCAGATTATACTAATCCAGCTAACTTTAGAAACTTACTTCAAGATTTCTATCAGACAGGTGGAACTGAAGCAAGTGGAAATACAAACGCAGCAACAAATGGACGTGATCAATTTAATTCACACGTTTATTGGAGTCATCAGAATTCAGAAAGACAGATAGCATTCTTCTCTGGAGGTGAAAATGGAACTCCAGCAGATGGAACTAACTATAATACAATTTGGCCAAGTGCTGATAGAGTACAATTCCTTTGTTTTGCTGATGAATCAAGTCAATATAATATGGCAGGTACTGGTACTGGTACATGGGCAGATAGGGCTAATAGTACAGTAACTACTATAACAGATGACGTAACAACTGTTAAAGGTTTTATTAGTAACATGGTAACGGCAGCAGGAAATAATTCTATATACAGAGGTATATTTTTCCCAGTTGATTATAACACAGGTCCTAACGGAGTACAACTTAATCCTTTATTGGCTGATGACGGTTTAATGGCAACTGGTGGTTTAACTGCAAATGGATTTGCATATGCACCACAAGCTTCTGCATACAATACAACAACACAAACGTTGTATCCAGAGTCATCAGGATCTCCAACTTATTTAACTTATACAGCAGAAGTAGCTGACGGTAATACTAATCAATATTACTATAATCAAGTAAAAGCTGCATTGAACAATAGTGGATATACATTATAACAATTAAAAAAATAAAAAAATGGGAGTACAATTTAATACATCAGAATCATCAAGTCTTAATGCAGAGTATCCAAAAGATATGGCAATGCCAAACCAATATGGATTTGGTGGATTAGAAGTACATGCAGTTATTTCAGCTGCTACTACAAATCTAGGCTTTATAAAAAAAGGATCTGGTTCAGTCTATGGAATTAATTTACATAACAAAGCTGCAGCCCCTGCTTATCTAAGAATATTTGACAAAGCTTCAGCTCCAGTAGATGCTGATATACCTTTAGTAACATTGACAATACCTGCAGTAGGTTCTCTAGCTATGGAGTTACCTATTGGGTTAAGGTTTAAACTTGGTTTAGGTTTTAATATTACAGCTGCTGCAACAAATGGAAATGCAACTGCAATAGTAGCAGAAGATGTTGTTGGTGGAATACTTTGGAGATAATGAAACTTTTAAATAAATATTTAAGAGGTAAAGAGTGGTTAGCTGACCAGTATAATAGAAACAGAAAGGTTGAAGATCATAAATCTGTAGAAGAATTTAATTCATCAGAGAAGTTAGCAGATGAAATTTCTTTTAGATTGCTAGCAACTAAGAACCACCCAGATTACGAATGGTTAAAAGAAGTTTTAGCTAGTCATCATTAGAATATTTCTTATCTTCTTCTAATTCTTTTTGTAAACATGCAAGAGCACGCCAAGCAACTTTAGCAGTATGACGAATACCATCATCATCAATAGTTCCTGCATCCATTAAATGTCTAGTCAATGCATCTAAGTCATCATTAGACTTGCTACGGTCCCAATGCAAAGGTTTATCAGGGTGATGTTGTTTGTTGCCAGCTAACGACACCTTAGCAATTTCCATAATAGCATCAGGAAAATATCTTAATACACCAGTAAAGACTGGTCTTTCTTTTCTTTCTTTAGAATTCATGTGTTATTCTTTTTTATGAGGAGGAAAATTGTAATTTTTTTTATTGAGCTTGTAGTCTATAACAAATCCTANAGCTACTATAACATGCAGGCCTATACTAGTTAATATTTCATATAGGTCCTGATAGTTATGTATTGATAAATGAATATGTCCAACTATCCAAAAAGGAATTGCAAGTTGTTGACTAATCCATACAATTGTAAATATTATAAATCTTTTCATAGTAAAAGGAAGGGAGCCCAAGATCCAAGAATGCATAAACTTAGATCTTGAGTTGGTTTAAGTCTCCCAGTTATTTAATCAATATCAGCTTTACTACAAAGATAAAAGCATAGAACACATACCACAAGAAAAAACACAGTGTTTATCATCTACCCATGTATACATCTTGAACTAATATAGAGTGGCTTATATCCTCATCTATTTCTATTGCATTGTCTGTATCAGTCATACTAATACCAAGGTCAGTGTTATCTGTATTTAATTCAAAAGTGTTTAGACCTGATAAATTATTATTTACACACTCTACCATCATAAAGTCATGAAAGTTTTGTTGATCTGCTAGCCAATCCCGTGGATGTGCTTTCTTTAATGCATGTGTAATATGATTATAAAATGTCCAAGCACTGTTTTCTAAGGTCCCATAATCATATGATCCCTTATTCATTTCACTCTTAACACAAGACATTTGTTGTGAGTCAAGTAAATCTTCTTCAATAAACAATCTACCAACAAGCTCAGACTGTTGACTACAATCTAAAGTTGTAAGCTTCATTGATTCTTTATCTTGTAAGATACGTTTATAGTACTTTTCAGCATTCTTAATCTGATCTGCTAAATGTACTTTAACATCATAATCAGCTGACCCAGTATGTTTTCTTTTAAAGTTCATCATATCACCTGCTACCATACCATTGTAACATACTGCTACATAGGCACCAACAGCACATTGAAAACGTGTGCTTTTGTCATATGAATTAGTCCAGGCAAACATCATCCCAAGTTCTTTCTCATTGATGATTTCTTCATCAGTTGTTTGAGAAGGGTAGATATGATATATGCCTTGTGCTACATTGGCATTCATGTTTGCTCTATATATTTCTTTTTCTATTGTAAATCCACTACTAGCTAAAAGCTGTAATGTATTGTCTATCACGGATTTATGTGATACTACTGTATATGTCTTACCATGATTAGGTAAGCTTGCATTTTCTAAATGCCATTTAGTTGTTTCTTTTGGTTTTGTATAACCCATAATTATAAACTTTTAAAGTGTAAAGATAATAAATTTAATGGAATAAAAAAGGGAGAGTTGTAAAAAACATTTAATAAATTGTTGTTTGGCAGTATGCCTACTCTCCCTTTTCTAAAATAATTTTAATTGATTTGTTGACACAGAGAGAATAGAATTTATCTCAGACTCAATTGCTTGCATATAGTAACCTTTATTGATGTTATATGTCTCCCACTTGGGTTCCACAACCATCTCATTGTATACTGTCTGCAGCCACCGGCCTGCTTCTAATTGTATTTCTCTTGCATCTGATTTATTTACTTTGATTATTTTCACTCCATCCTTAGAGATAAAGTATCTATTTATTTTCTGAAGTTCTTCTTCATTTAGTTTACCATCCTTAATCTTTCTAGCAACTTGTTTCCAGTTACCCTTAGATTTACCACCTATACAATAATCTAGAATGTTTTTATTCTCATCTAGATAGTCTTCAGGTAGCTTATCATTAACAAAGTATTGATAGATAGCTTTTGGTATAACTAATTTGGACTTATTCTTATGCAATTGTAAATCATGAAAATCAAAACGTCCCTTAAGTTTAACAGGAGCATAACTAAATTTATCATTCTCTACTTTAAATAAGTAATGAGGCTGACTCTGTTTAATTTCTCTCCATTTGGTAATGTCAACTTCTATAAACTCATTAACGCCTATATAATTGTTGACATCAGCTAATACAAGCTTCTGATATTTATCATGTTCAAGATTAAGATTGGTTGTTTCCTCCCATTCTTTACATATTTGCATGTATTCATCTATATAATCCCTAGGTATAATAGTCTCAACACCATCTGTGTTTTGCAATAAAGCTACAGCACCGGGTATTCTTTCCATTATCTGTTCATATAACATCATAAGACTAAGTTGACCATTAATTGTTATTCTACAGAACAATTCAGGATCATAAAAGAAGCTCTTATCATCATTGCTAAGGCCAAATGTTGAGTTAAGTATAATCTTATATACATAATTCATTGGATTACTCTTAGGAATCTTCTTACGTTCTGTAAAGAACCATTCATACTGATCACAAAATGCTTCTTTAGGAAAATGTCCAGGAGACCACTTATTCTTTATAGCTAAGTTAGGATAATAACTAGTAACATCTGAAGACATTATAATCATATCATCTGTGCTTTCATAAACACCTTTCTTAGCTGCACCGTGAACACCACCTGTGCCAAAATGAGTCTTTACATTCTTATAGTTTACATGATACTTAAAACTACCTTTAAGGTTGTCTGCATTAACTTCTAAAGATTTAAATCTATTTAATAAAAGATTAAAATCAGCAGATGTAAATTTAACATAAGGAAGAATAATGTCTGATATTTTAATTATATCTCTTTTAGTCCTCATAGTTCTAAGGTCACGCTTCTGTATATTAAGTTTCTGCATTAAGTAATAACCAAAGAGTTCTTTACTTATTCTTGGTTCTGATGCACTGAATAGGTTAATACCATATGTTTTAGTAAGTTCTTTCCTAAGTCTTATTTGAGACTTAGATCTATTGTATATTTCTTTAGTTGACTTCACATCATTAATACAATACTCTATAATTGTATCTATCTCAGCTTGTGTAGTTATCTTTGTCTCATGGTGAATAGGCATATCAAGAATGTTTTGCCAATCCATACTATATTGTATCCATTTAAGACTAGAACGTTTAGCCGGGTTATCCCAATGATGCATTTTAAATATATCTATTTGCATTATCTGCATCTTCCAAGGTGCATACTCTGCAAACTGTTTATTATTAGAAGCCTCAATAGTTTTTTGTGCATAGGCATATATAATCTCAGCTATCTCTGATCCACTTAGGTCAGACCACATGAAGTGGTTATCTAATATATAGTGAGTGATCTGTGAATCAAAAGCTAATCCATTATAGGATATATGCCACTCTTTGTTATTAATATTACTTTCTAGAAAATGAACTAATATATCTAAATCATTTTGCAGGTTATGAATTACAAAAACTTTAGTTTCCTGAGTTTTGTAATGTTCAAATACGCCTGTAAAACAATTAGATAAAGTCTCATAATCCATTACCCAATGTTTCTTCATACCTTTTGTTTATATTTACCCATTATACCACTATGTTTTCTAGGATTACCATATTTCTTAGTTCTCTTATCAACATATTTGTATTTCTTTTTTTCTGGATATTTAGAGACAGTACACATACTTTCTCCAAACATCATTGCAAATGTATTATATTCTTTAGTCTCAGGATTATAGCCAGGAAGTCTATTTCTTTTCATCCTTGACATTCTTAAGAGTAATTTCTTTAGCTTCTAAAACAAGATCCATAATACAATCATATATTTGTTCTATACCATCACTACCACCTCTTTTCATTTTTTTATTTATTTCTCTTTCATATAAGTCAACAGTTTTAATCACGTGTTTGATTTTCTGTTTAACTTGATGGGTATGTTTATACTGCAGGCCATGTGCTATTTCTCCCATACACTTGGTCATTGCTAATAGGATATTTATATCCATTATATCTGAATCAGTTAATTCTGCCATGTAATTTATTTATTAGAGCCAAAAAAAGCCCAAATCAATGAGCTTTTCTTTTTAAGTCAATAGAGTCAACCAAGAACTATTGACCAGGTAATATAATCTTGGAAGGTTCAGTCTTTTTTAAGTCTACAAAGAATTCATCTACTTTAAAATGTTCTGCATTTATTGCAAACATATGAATAAATGTTTCTATATCAGCTCTATCACTAAGATAGAACTCAGAAAATGTATCTACTAATCTTCTTTCTTCTTTATGTGTCTTACCAGTTTGTGGATTAGGTTTCTTAAGTCTAATTGGTTGCCCATCATCATCTAACTTTGGGACCATATGATAAGATTGTTTCATTACTTTACTGATGACTGCTAAGATGCCTGACGCAGGGTCAAACATAGCTTCTGTGTATGGTGAGTCCATGCTCACTGGAATTAATGTAAATGATTTAGCATTTCTAAATGTAGAATTTACTAACATCATATTTTGTCCAATTTGGTTTGCCATAATTTTATTTTTGTTTTGTCAAATGTATGGAATCTTTTTTTAACAATTGATACAATACTGCATTATTATTAACTAAAGTTTCTTTTTCTATGTCAGGTTTTGAACATAATTCCCCTATACTCTCTAGTAAATCTTTATCTACTTTAAAGTATTGAGCATATGATTCAAAACTTTCATCTGGTGTGAGAAATGTCTGGATATATTCTCCTGCCTTTTCTTTATCACCAAAGAAATCTATAATAAGTATCTTAGCATTTAGACTAAGTTGAGAATATTTCCCATTTATAAACCTTTTATGATCAGGTTTAAATGCTTTAGTCAAATTAAATATATATATAACTTTATCTTTTGATAGTTCTACAAAGTCATCATACATATCATGATTATCTAAATACTTTTCTGCAAAATCCTTAAAGCCCTTTGTCTGTTTAGTTTTATATTCTAATATTAATCTGCAATCTTCAACAGAGTAAACACTGTCCCAACAGACATAAGTCTGTAAAGGGACGTATTTAGCTTTTCTACCTATACCTAATAAAGGATATAGAAATACTTTACTCTTCTGAAAATAGTCAGTATATATTAAACCCATACTATAAGGTAACCTTTTTTGATAAAAATTCAATAGGCAATGAGTAATTTCTACTTTTATAATGGAATTCAGCAGTTTTAATTGCACCTCCAAGGCCATCAGCCCATCCACCCATAGTTTCTCTAGATACATCAAAGACATATACTTGATCATATGTATCAATTACAACAAACTTAAACATTAATTCATAATCATCAGCATCATCACCCAAGGTATCATACACTAACTTCATATAAATAGAAGCTTGTAACCAGTAATTATAAAAGTCTACAGTGTCTTTAAAGTCTGAGATTGTCTTCCCAGTTGTCTTAAGATCACATATGGTTACTTGCTTTTTATCACTATCAACCTTATAATAATCTATAAATCCATGCAGGCCAAAATCTAAACCTTTAAGTTCAGACTTAAGATACTTCTCACTAAATGTTTCAATAGGATCTAAATCAAAATCAGTTGTTACTTCACTAAACAATGACATAACATCTTTATTTTCTTTTAGTATTTCTACTCTCTCAGTACATCTCACTAAAGTATCTTGATCAACTACATCAACATTACTGTTACCAACAAATTTCCAATAAGGTTCATTGTCTTCTGTTCTTATCTTAGCTATTCTTGACTCATCAGCTTTAAGAGATTGATATAGGTTTAAATTCTTTAGTGAATCTAGTATGATAAAGTCATCACAATCTACTAATGTTTCTGCATCAGTATGAAGAGCCATATCTTTTAATACCTTTCTGATATTATCACTTGGGCTTTTCCCTGGTACAACATTAAATTTATTATTAACTTCACCTGCCTCAAACAAGAGACAGTGTATTAGTTTACCTTCAATTAAATGTTTATCAGTTCTGACCTCACGGTCATGTAATATATAGTCCTTATAGAATAAGGATGGTGAAAATAATAATTTATTCAAAGAAGAGTAGCTAAAGCAAAAATCTTTATTTGCATAAAACTTCTCTTCTTTTTCTTTATTTGTTTTTATCATCTAGTTTATCTAATTTTTGTTGTAGTTTCTGTATCATTGCTTTAACACCAGGTGTCTGGTTTATTTTTTCTTTATAGAATAATATAGTTTCTATCAACGCTTTTCTATCATCTTTTTTAGTCATTATTAATGTTTTCTATTAAGTTATCTCTTAGTTGAAGAGCTTCTAAAGATACATGGAACACTGTGTCTTCTCTATCATTACCTACTAGAGGAGACATAATGTGTTTATACATTTTCTCTCTTGTATTATCAATAGCAAACTTAGTTAATTTATCATGATGTATCAAATTTTTGATATAATTATTGTAGCTATAGCAGTTGCTTACACTACCACCACCTTCAAAGACTTTCATTTTAGATCTCAGTGCTTTAACATTTACTGTATTCCAATTATTAGTGTCTTTTAACCAGTCATATTGCCAGTAATAAATATTACTAACTACATCAAAAGAAGCATTAACATTACAATTTGCTAGCATTTCTAAGGCTAAGGATCTATTATCTCTATCTGAACTAGTAATCATTTGTTCAATGTTTTCTAATTCAGTATTTTCAATAACAGCTAAGTCTTTATCAATTAAGTTATTTATATCAACATCAAATACTATTTGAGATGAAGTATTAATTATACTATGATATTTATCTATGTTCTCTTGTCCTTTAACTAGTATTTCTCTACCACCATTATCTCTCAGTTTATCCCTTTCAGCTTCTATATAATTACCTATAATTCTATTAGCATCAAGTAAATGTACTGAGTTCCCATGAAAGTAAGATTTACTAATATGTATTCTTGAGTCTTTAGGTATTCCTTCTAACAGTTCCTTACACTTTAATAAAGAATCTGCTGTTAGAGAGTCAGACTTTTTAAGAAAGCTTAATAGATCATACATACCACTGTAATTATATGAGGGGTACCAATTAGTTTCCATTAACTTTCTCATTGTATTAATAGATATTACCTCTATGTCAGCTTTATCTATAGATCTAGTTATTTTACAATTAAACTTTTCTTTTAATAGATCAACTTTTTGTCTAGGTAAATCTAAATGTGGCCATCTGTACAGCTTTTTATCTTGTACATCTATTACTTCTGGTGACGGAGGTAAGATTTCTTTTATTAACTCTTTCTCTATTTGCCAACTGTTAGTTTGACCAACATATACACCTTCTTCTACTAGAGTAAATGCATTACTCAATAGTTTTGTGGTTACTTTATTATTATTTACTATGCTATTGTTATTAGTTACAGTAGTTTTTTCATCTACTTGTATACTTAAATTGAATTTTCTAATCATCTTGTTTTTTTAAATATTGTTGATATTCTTTCTTTACAGCTACTTGAAATGTATAAAGATCTCTATTATGTATGCTTATTTCTCTTCTTACTATAGGTTCTAAATATCTAAAAGTTGTTTTACATAACTTATCATTTACTTCTAACCATAGTATCATATCTTGAGCACTTTTTCTTTCAAACTTTTTAAATCCAGAAGCTTCTAACCAATACTGAAGATCTTTATCTCTATTATCTGCATAGGTTATACTATTACAGTCTTGTGCAAACTGCCATAATAAATGATAGTTTCTTTTATAGTCAATAGTAGGGACAATCTTAAGAGCAATAGCTTTATCATCACTATAAGAATTAAGTTGAGTTTTAAGATCTGCTAGCAATTGTTCATCAAGAACCATTTTACTAGCTGAGCTATGTAACACTGTCTCAGGATCAACTACACTTAAGTCTGTTGTATCTATAAGATGTGCTAAGTTTAAAGCCATACCTGTAATCATCCACACATCATATACACTACTTTCTATATCTAAATCATAGTATCTTACTTTGTCAGTCAACTTACCAGTTATTAGAGTTGGAATACCTGAGTTATAAATTGATATTTCCATAGGATGACAAGCTGTGCTTCTACCTTTAGTAGTTTCATAATTCCATAACTTTGCCATCATAAGAGTACTGGGTATGTTATCTCCATTACTTAACTTCTCATATGGTGCTATTTCATCATGACCTATAATTAAGTCTGCTAATTCATAATCATTAGTTACAGTAATACCGTGCTCTTTAAGAGCTGCTTTTAATCTATCTTGTGATACACTACACTTAGGTAATATAAAAGCTTTCTTTTTAGTTCTAAAAGTTTGGTCATCTTCTGTAGGGACCGTTAATATACTGTGTATTTTTTCATATGTTGTTTGATCTTCAGTGCATAACACTTCATTTATCTCATTTGAAGAAGAGAGGATACCGTTTATGGTATCACTCTCTAAATCAAAGTAAGATAAAGCAGCAAGATCAAGGTTTTGATATACTGATTTATTTGCCATTTTATTTCATTGTCATTTTGATAATGTCTGGATTCATCATCATCTTATTAAACTTCTTTTTATTTCCGTTAAAGATTGTTCTCACAATTAAATACTTAAGATCATTAGTAAAATAATCTTTTGTACAGAGAGAGATTAATCTATCAGTTTGCTTTTGCCCTATAGTATTTTCTTTAGAATATACTACAGAATAATTACCAAGTCTAGTTGCTAAGGTTGCAGCAATATCTGCACGGTATGTATCATCTTGTCCAATACAAGATCTTAGTTCACCAAGAATATAAGATTCATTATCATGAGTCAATAAATCTTTAGGTGTTACTAGTTTATCAAGTTTATTATTAATAAATGTAGTAAACATAGAAGCAAATTCATCTCCTACACTACCTTCACCAATCATTTGAATTAATGATAAACTATCTTCAAACTTTTCAAAGCTAGATATAGCATTAAAGAACGTTGTAATTGATCTTGCATTTGTTTCTTGAGTTACTAACTCTGGGTGAAGTAATAGGAAGTTAATACATCTAGTATCAATTCCTGCACCCTCTGCCCATTGTGCCCATACATTAACATCAAACTTAAGGTTAGCGGTTACATATCTAGTCTTCTGTGCACTATCTACACTGTTAACCATATAATCTCCATTATCAGGGTTTGCTGTTAAAATTATGTGCCAGTCTTTTGGTAATGTCCATGAAATATAAGTCTGACGGTCTATCAGTTCCATAACTGCCTGAATAAATCTTGTATCAGCACGGTTCCAGTCATCTAGTAATAATATACCACCTTCTTTTGCATCAGCAATCCATTCAGGAGCACAATAAGACATTCTATTTTTACCTGACATTTTATATCCATTCTTTAGGTACTCTTGTACAGCTAGTTCATCAACCCACATACCAATTTTCTTAGTAGTTGTTGTATTTAAATTAGCTAAACTATTACCTGCAGCTCTTTGTGCAGCAGTAACCATACTTAGATCATCTAATTTTTTAGCCGGTACTGTCTTCTCTTTGTACATTTGAAATTGACGTACAGGGAAACCAACAAGGTCACCTAACTCTTCTATCTGTGCTAAGTTTAGCTTAACAAACTTTAAATTATTATCCTGAGCAAGCTCTACTATGGTAGATGTCTTACCTATACCTGATTCTCCTACAACTTCTACTGATACAGGACTTTTACCCTCTGTTTGTAGGAATCTATTATTTTTTATTATGTGATTTACAAATCCTTTTAGTTCTGTAACGTTTAAATTTACTTGTGCCATTGTTTTATTAATTTAATTTGATTTTTTGTCCTGGTAATTCATCATTTATTTCTGATACACTGCTGTGAACCCATAATGTGTTCTTAGGACAGTCATCAGGAGAATATGCTTCACCATCTGTTAAATATATTAGAGCTGTATAAGCTCCTTTCTTTTCATTGTAATGGTCTATTACAGGTTGGAATGAAGTCCCACCTCTACCATGTATTTCCCAATCATGCTTAGGATTGAACTCTTTCACACTATTAAGTTTTGTATCACATTGTGCTACTGTAATTTTATGACCAGTTTTGCACATATGTGCTAACTCATTAAAGAATTCTTTTAATTCATCATTATTTACAGACCCACTTGTGTCAACACCAACAAGAATATGATTCTTAAACTTAATTTTAAGGCCTGGATTAGCAGCATACCGTTTGTTATACTTACGTCTGAGCTTCTTAGTATATACTATACTTGAATTACCAACAAACCTTTTTAAATAACCTTTCCAATCAAATTTAGCTGGCTCAATATGAGTAAGTCTATGTATAAGGTCTGCTAATTCACCCGGAATAGTTCCCATTTTCTTGATTGTTTGTTCAGCAGAATCTTTTAACTGATGCTCAATTTGTTTTTGCATTAGTTTTTTATCTGCTTCAGGCAGTTCATCAAAATCATTCCACGTGCCATGACAGTACTGACTGGTACCATCCATTTGATTCATAAGATTATCTAATGAAGGAGATGTTCCATCCTCTTTTGCCTGTTCCAAAAGCTCATAATACTTTTTGGTACCTGCTTTTGTAGGAAGATTTAATTCAGGAAAACTATTTAATAACAGCCCACCCGTAGGTAGTTTGCTTTCCAGTATGTACTGGTTTATTTCCAAATCTGCAGCTATATTAAATAACTTATGATCTGTATATAGGTCCCTTAAAATAAGATGTCCAAAAGCTATATGTAATAGCTCATGTTTTATCAAACCAAATCTATGGTCTTCACTGAGATCATTATAGAACTCTGGGTTTATAGTCAATTGTATACCAATATTGTGTTTACTTACACCTGCAGTGGGAATGTTCTCACTATACTTTTTATTGATACCAATTAAAAAGAGCCCGTAAAAGGGCTCAGTAAATATTAAACTTTTGGTTGTTCTTGCAACCTGATCTTGTATATTAATCATCCATTAATTTATCTAAAATTTGTTTATAAATATCATCAGCTTGTTCCAATGATAAAAATGTATATAATTTTTTACCATTACCTACGGTAAAATCTACTTTTATAGTAGCAGCAAAAGCTTTTCTGTCACTGAACATTAATGCTTTTAGCATCAATAGATCAAGTATCTTTCTATCTGTATACTGATTGTTGTATATTTCAAATGCAAGTTCTTTGTCTTCTAATGATCCAGAAAACATTTCTTTCATTCTAAAGAATTCATCAATTGATATTATCTTCTTTTTTTTCATTAATTATTAATTCTATCCACACACCTGGATTTTCTTTATCATAAGTATATTGTTCAAATGCAGGAATTATAAACTCTGCATTGTCATCTTCAATCCACCCATACTTAACCATATCATCTTGCACTGTCTGTGCAGGATTTATATAGTCAAACTTATGGCGGCTTCCTCTGATAAATTCAAAAGATATTTTTACTGGTAATTCTACCTTTTCTAGTTCTTGCTTAAAATCCTTAGTATATTTTAAATATATATCCTTAGTAGCTTTTCTATAATTCATTACAGCTTTGCTAGCAATAAAGTATTTACCTGTCCAACGCCTACCATTTTTACTGCTAGGAACGTTACCTGGTATCCACCATCTTATTTTTCTCATATTATTTATCTTTTACAAATTGACCATTAATCATTTTACCTGTACGTTTTGAGATTACATTATAAGCTGATTCAAGACAGTATTCTAAAGATACATTTTGCATCTTAGCCTGAATAATCAAGGTGACCATTATATCACCTATAGCATCAATGGTCTCTGCATGGTCATTACTATTGATAGCTTGTATAAGCTCAGTTGTTTCTTCTAGTGTCTTCAGTGCTTGAGCCATTGGTGAAGCTACTTTATCTGGTCCTTGAATTTTATCAAGGATACCTTTTTCTTCTGCCCAGCTTTCAACTGCACATTCTAATTCAAAATAATCCATAATTTATTTATTTAAAATCTTTTTTAATATAGGTTGAATCATCAAATGCACTAATTTAAAACCAGAATTTTTCATAGCATCAGATATATCTTTAGCTGTAGGACATACCATACCATCTAGTTTATAAAGCTCACTATATTTTTTAATAGCTGCTTTGCCTGCATCATCATTATCAAAAAGAGTTATTATTTTTTTATACTTTTTCTTAAGATGCTCAATTATATGAGGTTTAATCATAGTATTCTCACTGTCTGGTGCTAATACTTCTAAATTATAACCCATACCTTTTAAACACATAGCATCTTTAAGAGATGAACATATTACTAAGTATGGTTGATCAAATTTCAGCTGGTCAAACCCTTGTAAATAAGGTTTAACTTTATGAAACTTGTGCTTCTTACTATGAGGTTGATAGATTTTATATACTTCACCATACTTATCAAAGTATCCGTACATATGTTTGCTAGCAATTCTCAATTTTTTAATTTCTCCCTCTTGTTCTTTTATTAAGTTATAGTATTCAATAGGCTTTACATTATAATTACTTAGTAATGTTTTACCAATTCTAAAAGATAACCAATAATCTTTATCCTCCACGGTCCAGGCCCTATCTTTAATAAGGTCTACTTCCCATTTGGATTGAGGTTCAAATTTTTGTTCAATATATTCTGATGATCTCACGTAAGCGTTGTAATCTCTAACCATCCTCTGCATTGCTGTAGGAAAGTCAAAGTTAAATATTGATTTAACTAAGTCAATCTTATTGCCGCTTTTACCAGTAGAGAAATCTTTAAACTTATATTGCATAATAGTTTTATCAACATATATGCAAAAGCTTGGTGTTCTCTCATTGGTATTAAAGATAGATACAATCTTTAAGTCTTGTCCTGTTAATTTTTCAGGTAAGTTTAGATAGTATTGGAAAACCCACGTACTTGGTATATCAGATCCTTCTAGTACAAAGTTTTTAGTATTAAACATATTCCAAAAATAATAAAAAGAAATGGGCCCAGCATTATACTGAGCCCACTCTTTTCAAATTACTAACTATAAATCAAAGTCATCTCCACTAGTTACTGCTGGCTCAAAGCTAGTAGCTACAGTAGGAGCTTTTTGGACCATAGGTCTAAAGTGGTTAGTATCATTTTTGTCAAATGTTAACAAGCTAGAACCTTCAGTATCCAAAGCTTCCAATGGCACTCCGTTTCTGCTTCTCTTAGGTAAGAACAAATCATTATTTACATAACCTTCTTTGTTTTCCCACTCACGTGCACCTAAGCATGCATTAATCCAACCTGTTTCTGAACATACAGTTGCAGCTTTTACCATAAAGTCTTCAATTGTATTTGCTTCAATAGCATCTAGCTCAGTTCTTTTACCTACTACTTCTGATAAGAAGACCATTGCTTTCAATACCTCAGTATCACGGCTGATCTCATTACCATTATTTAATGTAGCATCTTTAAATGGATATGGAGAGAATCTCACTCTACCTACTTGACCTTCATAACGTGGACCATTAGGATTATTCATATCTTTTAAGAAACCATTAAACTCTCCTGTTACAGGTTCACCTTCTATATGCAGGGTAATATTATATGCATCTGCATCATATGGTGTTTGATCAAATGTAATTGAGTTGATTTTCACTTTGTGATTACCTGTTCCAATTACTGGTTTAGTTCCACCTGATCCGGCAGACATGTCTTTAGTACTTAACATAATTTACTTTTTTTTATTAATTATTAATTATTGATTATATTCTTCAATACAATCTTTTACAAATTTTAGGTCATTAGGGATAAACTTATCCTCAAACATACCCATAGGTGATTTACATGTGTTCTCTCCTGAGTTTTGTGTTTCAAAACCATAAGTGAGTTCACCATCATCATTTTTATTTACTTTACCAAATAAGACTATAGAGAACAGGCCTTCTAAAGTAAGAGTATTGTCAATCATTTTACCAATAGTCTTTGCTTTTATTTTCCTATTTCCATTTATATCAGTTGAATCTTCTGAGTGAGTTAAAAAGATAACAGTTAGATCATCTCTCAAATCTTTAGGTAGCTTAGCAACCATTGCTAAGTTTGCTGCAATCTGAGTAAACTTATCATAACCTTTCTCATTAGCTCTATCAAAGTATTCAAAAGAACTCATATACTGCCAGTCATCTACAACAATAGTTTTGATGTCTGTCATTTTATCATTAACATGCTTCATTGCCTTAATAATACCAGGAGCTGATGCTGCTGATGTTAAATTACCTTTTGGGTTTTCTTTACTAATCTGAGTATACTTACTCTTATAGCCTTTAAAAGGTAAAGGTTTATTTGCAATATTTATAATGAAAGTCTCTTTAGGGTCTAATGTTCTGATTGAGGTAGACTTTCCTGTACCTGAATCTGCTATTACTAATATACTTTGTGCCATAGTTAGTTACTTAATTTTTGCATAATATTTCTAATTGTTTTGAGTGTTTCATTTAACTCTTTTAAAGCTTCTGCAACAGGGTTCTCAACCTTGTCATCAGGATTAGGTAAATCAAATATAGTTTGGACCTTTACTGGGTCTGATACTTTCATACCACCC